CCCAAGACAAGGCGATGATCAAGAAAGCCGTCAAACAGCATGACGCTCAAAAGCACAAGGGCAGCAAAGCTACGTCCTTGAAGCTCAAGAAGGGTGGCCCAACTACGGATGACCGCATGAAACAGGGGCGTAATATGTCCCGTGTCATGAACCAAGGCAGCAAATAATGGCTACTTTTAGCGCAAAGAAAGGCGGCAAAGAGGTTGGCTCTGCTGACGTTTACGCGCCTCCGCACAACATGGAAGGTAAAGCTGGAGCCGATCTAAGCAATAACGGCTACGGTAACGCTAAACGAGTTGAGCTTAGCGACATGGCTGTTAGCATTGGGGCCGCACGTAGTAAACCATATCCCGATGTCAAAACAACTGGCATCAAAATGCGTGGGGCTGGTTGTGCGACTAAAGGTACGATGTCTCGGGGACCGATGGCGTGAACTATGCCCAGCTTGTAGTCGCGGTCTCCGACTATACGGAGAACACGTTCCAGACGACTGATATGAATACGTTCATAAATCAGGCGGAACAGCGTATCTACAACACGGTTCAGTTTCCTTCGTTACGTAAAAACGTGACGGGGGTAACAAGCCCAGCAAATAAGTATCTTGCCTGCCCCGGTGATTTCTTATCTTCGTACTCTTTGGCTGTTATTGACGCAACAGGCAGTTATACCTACCTGCTGAACAAGGATGTGAACTTCATTCGTGAAGCCTATCCGCAACCAACAGATACCGCACTCCCCAAGTACTACGCGCTGTTTGGGCCACAGTCGAGTAACGCGGCTGAACTGACGTTTATCCTTGGTCCAACTCCAGATGCTGTGTACACAATGGAGTTGCATTACTTCTATTACCCACCGTCGATTGTCACAGCAAGTACGACTTGGTTGGGCGATAACCTCGATACGGTGTTGTTGTACGGAACGCTCGTTGAAGCCTACACTTTCATGAAAGGTGAACAGGACATGGTGGCGTTGTATGACGGCAAATATAAAGAAGCATTAGGATTAGCTAAACGTATGGGTGACGGGCTTGAGCGTCAAGATGCGTATCGTTCTGGTCAGTTTCGTCAGACGGTGACCTGATGGCATTTACCGGTAATTGGATAACCAATACGTTTAAGACTGGACTTCCTAGTGGGACGTTCAACTTCAACACGGGTACGACGCAGACGTTCAAGATCGCGTTGTACACCAACGCAGCCACGTTAGATGCAAATACCCTTAGTTACACTACTACCGGAGAAGTTGTAGCTTCGGGGTACACCGCTGGGGGGTTGACCCTCGTTATTAGCCAAGTCCCTACTGTGGGCGCTACCGGCACGACTGCGTACTGGTCATTCAATAACGCAGTTTGGTCTACTGGGGTTACTGCGCGGGGAGCGTTGATCTATTTGGCAAACGGGACTACAAATCCTGCTATCTGCGTTCTGGACTTTGGGGCGGACAAGACTTCTACCAATACATTCACGGTACAATTCCCAGCAGTCACCAACACATCAGCAATCATCAGGATCGCATAATGTTAGTCAACACAATTCACGGCGAGATGGACGACTCTCTTCTGGAGAAGAAAGAGGGTTCGATAGATAATGACGTTGAGTCCACCACTTGGGTCGAGTACTGGCTTGATGGTGTGTTGGTTCACCGTTCTGCCCACGTTACTCTCAAAACCTCCCCATTTACAACTCTTGAAGCCGCTTCGTTAGGATAAATCATGGCAAATACCCAATCAATGTGCACCTCGTTCCTTGGGGAAGTGTTGACGGCAACCCACAATTTTGGTTCCGCACCTACCCGTGGGGCAGCAACAGCCGACACATTTAAAGGCGCGTTGTACCTTGTTTCGGCTACGATCAACGCTTCGACCACTGTTTATTCGTCAACTGGTGAAGTGACTGGTACGAACTACACGGCTGGCGGTGTGGCAATTACCAACGCCACTCCCCCGGCTTCAACCAATACTTCGTCTACGGCAGGTGTTGGTTATTGGACGCCTTCGGCTTCGATCACGTATACAAACGTGACGCTCAGCACCGCGTTTGACACGATGTTAATGTATAACTCGACGCAGAGTAACAAGGCGGTGTCGGTTCACACGTTTGGTTCGCAGACGATCACGGCTGGTAACTTCACGTTGACGATGCCTTCTAATACGACTTCTGCTGCTTTGCTTCGTTTGTCCACGACGTAAGGTGAAGTGTGGCTCTCGGTTGGGGCGGAGATGCTTGGGGTGATAACGGCTGGGGCGGCACGCTCTCGGAAACGGGAACGGTCGCTAGCGGCTTTGTTGGCACTGTAGGTGTTGATCGAACTGTAGCCCTGACCGGGGTTGATGCGGCTGGCGTACTTGGGCAAGTAGTACCAAACCTGAGTGGTGTTATAGCCACGGGGCTGGTTGGAAACGTAGGGGTTACAGTATCTGTTGCGCTGACTGGCGTAGTTGGGTCCGGGTTAGTTGGTACGTTGTCTGCGGAGAAGACACAGGCAATTACTGGGGTGTTTGGGTCTGGTGCGGTTGGTACGGTAACAAACAACGTATCGCCAACGCTTACCGGGAACAGCAGTCAGTGTTATGTTGGCGACATTGTTTTCAACAAAATCTTTGGGATTACTGGGGTTGCTGGAGTAGGGGCTGTTGGTTCTGTTGTTCCGGGCAAAGCGGCGTTTTTGAGTGGGGTTACGGCAAGCGGGTTTGTGGGCACGCCAGTGGCAAATTCTTCAGCGGCTATTACTGGCAATGCGGCAAGGGGTAGTTTAGGTAGTGTGGGGTACGCTTACTGGACACTGATTGACGATACTGAAGACCCCAACTGGACCCCGATTATTTCGATTTAAGGATTAAAAATGGCAACCTCGTACACCACACTCCTTGGGCTTGCCCTCCCCGTCACGGGGGAGTTGTCGGGCACGTGGGGCGATACGGTCAACAACTACATATCAAACTACATTGATGCAGCAGTTGCTGGGTCATTGACTGTTACTACCGATACCACGCTGACCAAGACTACCGGCTCAAGCCTTGGTGCAACTTCGTCACAGTACGCAGTCATCATTGGCTCTCCAGCGTCGGCAAATATCACCATCACGGCTCCAGCGGCGAGCAAGGTGTATGTGATTAACAATACGTCTGCGACGTACACGGTAAAGATTGTCGGTGCTGGTCCTACGACTGGAGTGACTTTAGCTACCAGTGAAAAAGCAATTGTCGCTTGGAACGGTTCGGACTTTGTAAAAGTTGCATCGACGGTTGTATCCGCTGCAAATCTTAGCGGTACTGTGCCAATTGCCAACGGCGGCACGAACGGATCGGCAAGTCCAACCCAAGGTGGCGTAAGTTACGGAACGGGAACGGCGTACGCTTTCACGGGTGTGGGCACTTCTGGGCAAGCGTTGCTTTCAAACGCATCAAGTGCTCCTTCATTTGGTACGTTGGGTATCGCGGCTGGTGGTACGGGGCAGACCTCAGCGACTAATGCACTGAGTGCCCTTGGTGGTATTGGTACAGGTAAATCAGTCGCTATGGCGATGATCTTCGGATTTTAAGGAACAAAAATGGCAAGCCCAAATATTGTTAACGTAACGTCAATTGTTGGCAATACGTCTTATTTAATACCGTCAAACACAAGTGCAACAGCTTGGACGGCATTGACACCGGCTTCTAATACAGTCAATAAAGTTGACTTTATTGTTGCTTCTAATGTCACATCAAGCGCAGCCACCGTGACAGTTTCGATCAACAGCGCAACCGGCGGCGGTGGTACGGCGTACAGGATTTGTTATCAGGTCAGTATCCCGGCTAATGCTTCATTGATTGTGGTGGATAAGACTACGGCGCTCTATGTTACTGACACGCAATCAGTTGTGGTTACAGTCGGCACTGGTAGTGCGATTGAACTGACGGCAAGCTACGAAGCCATCACCTGAGCCTGACATGACGCTCAGATATAACGGTGGGATTCTATCGTCATCACTGACTGGCTTGAATTCGCCAGTAACCACTGTCGAGTATCTTGTTGTCGCTGGGGGTGGTGGTGCTGGTGGAGGCATTCCGGGGAGTGGCGCTGCTGGTGGTGGTGGTGCTGGCGGTCTTCTTACTGCTACCGGCTATGCCGTAACCGCAGGCTCTTCTATTACTGTTACTGTAGGCGCAGGTGGCGCAGGGGTGGTTTCGGCCAATGGAACAATCGGGCAGAACTCTGTTTTTGGTTCTATAACCGCTACAGGCGGCGGTGGTGGAACTATTTCGGGCGGTGGTGGTTCTGGCGGCTCTGGTGGTGGGGGCCAAAGTGTTGGCGGGTCAGGGACCTCTGGGCAGGGTAACGCAGGCTCTGCTGGGCCTAGCGGTGTGGGTTTTTCATGTGGTGGCGGTGGTGGGGCCGGTTCGGCGGCAGTAAATTCAGGCGCCCCATATGCCGCAAGCGGTGGTACAGGTTTGGTATCTTCAATTACTGGCTCACGGGTGTTTTACGCTGGTGGGGGAGGTGCTGGATTTTATCGAGGCTTTGGCGGTACTGTTGCAGGGCAGGGTGGAGCAGGGGGCGGCGGTGATGGAAGCCTTGCTATAGGGGGTACTGGGAATGCTGGCCTTGCCAATACTGGCGGTGGCGGCGGTTCTACTAGCACTGACTATACAGGCAATGGAGGCGTTGCTGGCGCTGGAGGCTCTGGCGGCAGTGGCATCGTAGTCATCCGTTACCCTTCGTACTTAGCCCCGGCAACATCAACGACTGGAAGCCCACAGACATACATTGCTGGCGATTGGCGCGTGTATGTATGGGTATCCAGCGGCACAATCACATTCTGAGGAACGTATGCCACGGGGACTATTCACACTAAAACAGCAGTTGCAGGGTGTTCAAAGCGGCGCATGGTCGCCGTTCATTCCGCCAAAATCGGTTGAGTACCTTGTAGTTGCCGGTGGCGGTGGTGGTGGTTATATTGGTGGCGGTGGTGGTGCTGGTGGGCTATTACAAGGATCAGTTCCTGTCGCCGCAGGTTCTGCAATCACGGTTACTGTTGGCAGTGGGGGCGCCGGTGGTACAGGTGGTGCGGCAGGGGCGTCTGGAACCAACAGTGTTTTTGGCGCTATATCTTCTACAGGTGGTGGTGGAGGCGGTGCTAACAGTAGTGCAAGTCCGGGGTTATCAGGCGGTTCCGGTGGCGGTGCATATGCTTCTAGCGGTTATCTTGTTGGTGGCGTTTCTG